CATCCATATAAGTTTCACCACCAAATGCTGTCAAGTGTCGTTTTCCGTGAATAAATGATGGAATAGAAGCTAAAAGACCATCTAAACTAAATTGTCTTGTTTCTTCTCGTGGATTTAATTCTTGTAAAATATTTTGTTTTCCTATCCATAACTCACCTGCAGGCGTACCCAACCAACCTTGTATTCTCTCAAAATCTTCTGTTGTTCTCTGTGCCTGTGTTGCTATCCAACCTGAAAGACCACCGCCTGCAGGCATCCGTTCTCCTATATCTTTTCTAATGAGTGGATGAATTCCTGTAAAACCGAGAACTTTATATGGCCATATTCCATCTGTAACACCATAATTTATTAAAAACTGAGCTTCTAACCAACTTGGGGCCCCATAAGCAGGTTCACTATTTAAATAAATTCTATTCATAGGATGTGGCGTTTGAGATGGAGTGTCTAAAGGTGGATAAAAATCTGGAGTAACATCCTCATATCCAGCTTCGTCCATCTGACCTTTTACAGTTGTTGTTAATCCAAACCCTCTCCATGCTGCCCCATGACTTTCTAAATAATTACTTTGATGAGTCCAACCAAATTGAGTATTAATAGTATATGCTGTAGTATTTTTTGGGTAAGCGGCAGGTATTATAAATGTTCTCTGTCCACCTTTTGCATCTTCAAATGATGGATCTTCTGGAGTAGAATATGAACCATCAGGTTTCTGAAACTTTGATGTTCTACTTGATAATAAATCAAGATTACCATAGTAAGTATTATAACCACCTATTACACCAACGGGAATACCTTCTATTGGTTGTCTACTTGTATAAGTTGATATGGGTAAAGTAGTAACTCCGTATGCTCCCTCAGCCTGTGGTTCAATATTAAGTTCTTTCTTATCTACTTGACCATAAAATAAATTTGAAATTACACCTGCTACAGTATAAGATAATGGTGTAAGTGTTAAATCTCCACCAATTTCAAATTCTGATTTATTGTGTAATATATCCACGTTCTTAGTAAATCCTCTTGGTGGAGAACCTGGTTGAATATATCCTCGTCCTTGTTTAGTTCCGTCCATAGTATTGGAAACTCCATAAGGACCTCTTGTATCTGGTTGAGTATCAAGTTTTCCAAACTTTGATTCCATTTGTTCCAATGATTTTGGATTAGGTCTTTCAAAATAAGGTGTTCCATCTTGCTGTGGACTTTTTCCAGTTCCAGCTTTGGAATAGTCTGTCCATTGAAAGTTTTCTAAATTTTCTGTTAATTTTTTTAAACTCATATGATATCTCTATATGTTTGCAAACATACCTTCTCTTTTACGATCTGAAGTTCTGGCTAATTGTTCTGCAACTTGCATATTTTCTTTAAATCCAGTCTGAATTGCATTAACCATAGCTTGACCATCAACTGCTGAAAATGTAGCACCACTTCCTTCCTCCATTTGTGGAACATTTGGAAGTATATGACCAGCCTGAGATGGAATAAACAATTCAGGTCGTTTCTCTCCAACTACATAAGGATTACCAGCTTTAACTGGTCCACCACTTGCTCTTCCTGACGCCATAGCTAATGCTCCTGCAGTTATAGTTCCACCGAGTCCAGCACCGATGGCCGCTCCTGTTACCATAGTTCCCGTTGCCGTGGCCTGTAGTGCGGCTGCTATAGGTGCACCTACTCCAGTAGAAGCAATTATAGCAGGTATTATAGATATAAGTAATCCTGCAATACCACCTACAACCGCTGCTAAAGCTACCCACCACCAATTTAGACCTTCTGCTGCTTTAGCTGCTCCATCTTCAGTTTTAATAAATTCTGCTAAATTTGCTCCACTTATTCCAATTGCATCTCCTAACGCTTCTCTTTGAACTACACTCATCTTTGCAAATGCTGCCTCTCCACCAGCCTGAATCTTGGCTTCTCTCATCATTTCTTCTATTTTACCTTGATATGCAAATTGTCGAGCCTTATCAAGATTAATTGAACGACCAAGTAACATACTTGCTTCCATTTCGGCAGCTATTGATGATTCATAATCTAACAATTTATCTGCCATAGATTCTGCTACACCTAAATCCATTCCCAATGAAGCTGCGTATTTTGCGGCGGCTTCCATATTATCACCACCATCTTTCATATACTTTGCAATAAATTCAGAATGTCCTGCCATATCTGCCATAACTTTAGAGGCCGACAAACCTTCATCTTTAAGTTCTTTCATGAAATCACGTTGGTCTTGTAATGCCATTTCTTTGGTAGAACCTGTAATGGACATTTGTAACTTCATCAGTTTAGCTGAATCTGAAGCAGCTACTCCATACCAATATGCGTTCCATTTCATTGCTACTAAATTTTCAGTTGTAACATCCTTCAAGGATCCAAACTCATTTAATAATGCAGATGCTTCTTCCTTTGCAAGTCCTACCATAAGTGGCATTGAACTTAAACTAATACCCATCTCTCTGGCGAAATCAAAACTAGCTTTAAGAGCTGATCCTAATGCTGTAGCGGCCTTTACTGCTAATCCAATAAACATTCCCTTTAACATCATACCTCTAAATTTAGGATCTGTAAGGAAACTCTTTGCCTTAAATATTTTATCCTTAAATGAGTCCATTGTGTTTAAGGAATCTTTTGACATTTCCATTTTCTTTGCAAATGCATCTGGATCATCTCCAATAATATCTTGTGTTGATTTACCAAACACTTTTGCATCGTTCTTTATAGCGGCTATTGCCTTATCACTCATTCCTTCAGGTAAAGAATTTGCAAGGTTTTCTGAATAAGTTTGTGCATCAAATGTACCTTGTTCGATTTCTGACATGGCCTGTTTTCTAGCCTCTCCCGCTTGATTCCAACCGGCTTGATCTGCTAAAAGTTCTTTTTTCTTTGCAGTGCCTGTTTCTTCTGCTGCGGCTCTGGCGGCGGCTGCTGCACCTGCACCTATTGCATTTGTATCATGAACAATACCAAGTGATTGTAATAATGATCCTGTATTACTTTTTAGAAATTTACTATGGTCTCTGGCTAAATTACGAGTTTTCTTACCCTCTGAAACCCCTTGTTTTTTTAATTTGATTATTTCGGCTTCTTCTTTAGCCTGCTTTTTAGTCTGAGCTTCTTCTTCTTTTAGTTTCTTTTGTTTTCTGTCTTGGGCCCTTTCCCAATTTTTAAAACTTTGTCCTTCTTTTTTTGTCTTATCGTCAAGAAATGCCAGATATGAGTCATTGTATTTTTTATCTTTAGCGGCCCTATCGGCACTAGCCTTGGCTAATTTAGCTTCTTCTTGTATTGCTAGTTGACGTTTTGTAGCCATTGTGTTCCTTGATTGATTATATAAGTTTTAGTTATAAAACTTTATTTTGAAAATACGATTTTTAATTATTTTTTTATGGATTCACCATATTGTTTTTTGATAAAATCTAATAAGTCATCTTCTTGTTTTTTTAAGTTTTTTACAGCCTGACGAGCTTTGGGATCTTTAAGAATATCTTTTGTAAAAGCATCTTTTTTACCCTGTCTAAGATTGTCAAAAAATTTACTTATTAATTTGTCTAATTTACCCATTATATTTATTCCTTAAAAATGATTAAAACTACGTATTTAGTTATTAATAAATATCTAAAAATCTATTTTTTGAATCTTGGCTTACGGGCTTTATTTTGGGCCTTTTTTATGGCCTCGTTTTCTTCTTTATAGTGTTTTGTTAACCGTTGAAGGTAAAATCGGCGAAGATAGATAGGCATATTGTATCCATCTTGAAATGATATTCCACCCTTTGAGTGGAAAATTAGTTGAAATATTTCTTCGTGTATATCTGGTTTACTTTCTGGTCGAAGGCCAAAAAAACGCAGTGGTCATCGGGACCACTATCTCCTTTACATCACCAAGTTTTGAAGTATATGTGTAAGTCATATCTACATCAGGTGTTATCTCATCTGCATATTGTCTAAATGCTAATGAATCAACTGCAAGGAATTCGTTGTCTACGAAATTATTAATGACAGATGGTGTATTATCTCCATCTACAGATGTAATTCGTCTTTTTAATCGTGTGGTCATTTCACTCTTTATTTGAGCACCTACTTTTTCAAGTGCTTCTAATTCTTTCTCGATTAGCTCATCATCACCCCAAGTTAAAATCTTAAAAGTAATATTTCGTTTCGAGTTAGGTAAAGTAAAAGAAAATTCATTTTTTCCCTTCTCGGATTTAGATAAATCTGTTTCTTTATCTTTTAAAGATGTTAAATCTATTGTTACTTCTTCACCATCTATCTCAACAACATAGTCTTTACCATATCCAAGAACTCTTGATGCTATCATAATTGCATTCTTATCACCAATCAAAATATCTTTTATATTGATATCATCATTGACAATCAAAGATTCTAACAATTTATCTATAGCCAAACCTTTCTGAATTAAATTAACAGAAGTTAATATATCTTCTTCTCGTGCTGTCATGTATTTAATTTCCACCTGACCACTTGATAATGGACTGTCCTCCGAATAAAAATGTCCTTTCGAAGGCAAATCTATTACTTCAGTAGGAAATTGGCGTTTTTCTTCTGCCATGTTTTTTCTCCTTTGTAATTTCTATTGAATAGTAACCTATACAATATAACCAATTATAAAACTAACTGGGGATATTTAAATCCCCAGTTTAAAATACTACTTACTGCTGAATTATGCTTTTCCAACAGCGTCACGAACTCCATACAAACCAAATGCCGCGAGTAGTGTCCAAACAACTTCAGGTACTGCTTCTACAACACCTGCTGCTTGTAATACTCCAACGGCTCCAGCAACTACTGAAGTCCATATTGTCTTTGATTTCCACCAAGCTTTATCTGCTATGACTGCCATAATTAACTCCTTTTATTGTTAAAATATTATTAGAATTGTAATATTGCGTAATCGTATCTTAATGTAAGTGTAATGTCTGCAGGATCAGTAGTGTTTGACCAATCCAAGTCATTAAAATTCGCGTTTACAATCCATGTTCCTTTTAATGTCCATTCTTCCACTTTATCACCAACAGGTCCTAAAACATTGATAGTTACATCTTTCTTGTAAAAGTCTGTATAACCATCTCTACCTGTTACTGACTCGTGAGATAATCTTACCCATTCCATAACGGCCTGTGCTCCACTTGGAACAACTGGGTCATATAAAGTAATTTCTAATTCTTCCCATGCTCCCTTACCTTTAACATATCGTTTAACATTGATGTGGTCAAGTTCGATAGTTTCAAAGGCGATTGAAGGTCTGTTCGCTGTCTTAATAAGATAGGCTGGTATTCCCTCAATATACATGATGTACCGATTTTTCGTTTTCGGTTCAAACGGTGTGAACATTATTTCAGAAGGATCTAATAGTTCTGGCATCTTTAATCTCCAATAAGTTTAATTCTTCAACTATAAATATCAAAATTCTAAAAAATCATTAAATCATTTTTCATAGTTTTTTAGAAGTTTTATAGTATCTCCATATATAAATATATTGGGCAACAAAAAACCCCTCAAAAAAGAGGGGTTTTTCATTTATTAATCTATTGATTAAACTATTCTGGAAATGCTGCTCCAGTAGGTTGTACAACGAAGTCCAATACAATAAATTCAGCTGTCCGTGTTGGTTGAATAAATATCTGACCAACAAGTTGATTTCTATCAACAACATCTGGAGTATTATTGGAATCATC